GCTCGTCATTCCTTTCTATGACAGCCGAACAAAGGGGCGGTGTTATTGGCCGGATAAACAAAGTGAACTTCAGGCTTGGGACTTTGTCAGGAGAACTCTCGAAACTCCATCGCCTCACAAAACGTTCCAAAACGGCGCCTACGACATCGCCTTCCTCTGGCGATCCGTCGGCATCAGAGTCCTAGGTGCCGAGCATGATACGATGCTGCTCCACCACGCGCTTCAGCCAGAGTCGCTCAAGAGCCTTGGCTTCCTCGGCTCTTGCTACGCCGACGAAGGCGCGTGGAAGTCGATGCGGAAGGTTGAGACGATAAAGGCCGACGAATGAAAACAGTTCCAATTCCATTAGATCGAATCAAAACGATTACAGCTTCTGTACGGATCGACAAATACGCAAGTTGCGATCAAGAGTTCTATGACCAATACCTTCTCAACGAAATCGCTAGGGGAATTGCATCAAAGCTGATCGAGTTTGGTAAGGTCAAGAAGGAAGACTTCGCCGACTTTACATTGTCACATATCAGCTTCGATGTAATCGTTCCGTTGGGGCCTCCGAAATGAAGATCGTCGACACCTCTACCATGGACCCTAAGAGCTTGTCTCAATTCGAACGCGAGATGGTCTACAACGGCCTCGACTGCTGCGTAACCGCCGAAGTCCTCGATGCCCTTCTCCCCCAACTCGACAACCTCACCACCCACATCTACGCCTTCTCCCGAGCCCTTCAAGGGCCGACGCTCGAGATGCGACTTCGTGGAGTCAGGATCGACCATGCCCGCAAAGCCGAAGTCATTGAAAACTATTTCGAACAGATTGATGTCCTCCAGCACAATCTTGATCGAATCGTTCTTGAAGGAGTCGGACTGCACTCCTTCAACTGGCGTTCGAATCCTGATTTGCATCGGCTGTTCTACGTCACCTTGGGCATACCTCCCATTCGCAAAGGAGGTAGACCCACAGTCAATCGAGATGCGTTGGAGAAGATGGAGCAATACCTTATTGCCCGTCCAATCGTCAGCCATATCATGGCTATGCGAGATATTGCAAAGAAGATTGGCGTCCTCCAAACTGACATTGATGGGGACGGACGAATGCGCACTTCTTACAATATCGCAGGGACCTCTACCGGGCGGTTTAGCAGTAGCTTCTCGGAATTTGGAACCGGAGGAAATCTACAAAATGTAGAAGAATCCCTTCGTTCAATCTTCATCTCCGATCCCGGAATGAAGATGGCGAAGTTTGACGCAAAGAGTGGAGAGAGCTATGTCGTCGGAGCGATTGAGCACAACCTATTTAAAGATGGAAGATATCTCAGCGCCTGCGAGACTGGCGACCCTCATACGGCAACGGCTAGAATCTGCTGGCCTAGCCTTCCATGGACCGGAGACCTTGGACCAGATAAGGCCATTGCCGAACAAGCTTACTATCGACATTACACTTACAGATTCATGTGCAAGAAGCTTGGGCATGGATCAAATTACGGAGGTAAACCTGCGACTCTTAGCCAGCAAGCCAAGCTCCCAATCAACATCGTCTCCCAATTCCAACCCCTCTACTTCCGAGCCTTCCCCGCCCATCTCCGATGGCAAGCCTGGGTCGATTCCCAACTCCGAAAGCACGGATACCTAATCTCTCTTATGGGCCGAAAGCGTTACTTCTTCGGCCGCCGATCGGACGATTCCACCCTTCGCGAAGCCATCGCCTACGATCCCCAATCCTCCCTTGCCGACATCGTCAACCGCGCGATGCTCCGTGTCTGGCGAGATCGTCGAGTGCAGTTGCTGATGCAAGACCACGACGCCATCACCATCCAATACCCCGAAGAAATTGAAGATGAAATCATCCCCCAGATCATGGCCCTTCTTGAAGAAACCATCCCCCTCGAACACAACCGCACGCTAACGATACCGTACGATTGCAAGGTCGGCTGGAACCGCGGGGATTGGAATGCTGAAACCAACAAAGATGGGCTCAAAGACTGGGTCGGTGGCGACCAACGGCGGCGTTCACCGGAAGTTGGAATCTTGGATCGATCGCTTCGTCGCCGAGACGGATAATCTGGACGCGCCGGAGATATTCAGAAGGTGGTCGGCGATCAGTGTTATCGCAGCGAGCTTGGAGCAGAAGGTATGGGTGACTACGTCCTCGCCTGTGTACCCAAATTTATACGTGTTTCTCATCGGCCATCCGGGTACTGGGAAGACCCGAACCATTCGAGCAGCGCGTGGGTATCTTCGCGAACTCCCGGAATCTCATATCGCCCCGGTGAGTATGACCTTCGCTTCCCTTGTAGATGCGCTTGTAGAATCGAAACGATTTATGCCTCGCCTCCCTGACCCACCCATGGAATACAACTCCATGGTAATCGCCGCCGATGAACTCGGGACTTTCATTCACAAGTACGACAAGGAGATGGTGGATGGGCTCTCAGCATTCTATGATCCAGACCCTTACGGACAGAATCGACGAGGTAAAGATATCAAGATCAAGATTAAGTCTCCTCAAATCAACATATTATGTGGATCGACACCGAGTAACCTCATGGAACTTATGCCTGAAGGGGCGTGGGGGCAAGGATTTACATCTCGTGTTATCATGGTATTCAGTGATGAACGCCCCATCGGCGACGACTTCGCCGCGATCACCAGAGAGCTAAGCAAGGACCTGCTGCATGATCTCAATATTATCAATAGCCTTAGCGGAGAATTCAAAGTCACTGAAGACTATCGAAACTTGGTCAATATCTGGCGTTCCCAAGGCGAGCCACCCGCGCCCACCCACCCAAAGCTTCTTCACTACAGCACCAGACGGCGCGTCCATCTGTATAAACTATCTATGGTTTCGGCGCTCGATCGAAGTAACTCATTGGTACTCGTCCGAGATGATTTCAACCGCGCCATGAACTGGCTCGTCGCCGCCGAACGCTTCATGCCGGATATCTTCAAAGCCGGTGCAGCCGGTGGCGACTCCGCGGCGATGGACGAGATCGCCCACTTCGTCGAGATCAACGATCGGGGCCAAGGGGTTTCCGAACACCGCATCGTCAACTTCGCCCGCGAGCGAGTACCGGCCCACAGCGTCATGCGCGTGGTGGAAATAATGGAACGCAGCGGGATGATCCGCGCTGCGTTCCTACAGAAATCGACTGGTCTACGAATGTTTAAGGTGGGCCAGCACCGGGTGGACGGAGTGGAAGAACATACCCTTCCCCATGAGCCATCTCCTCGACCCGATTCTCTACTCGATTGAGCCGGCTACTCATATTATCCATCCGCTCAGATGACACAGCAATCTTGACGACGAGTTCGCCGACAACCTTCACTGTGTTTTTCAGTTCGGTGATCTCCATTGCTTGCTTCTCACCAATCATTTCGAACTTCTGAACCGCACCTCCTAGTTTGAAAACGGCAACGCCAACGGCGACAAGGTTCAGTAGGAGGATGATTAATCCTCCAATCTCGGCCGGTGTCATTGCCATTCCTTATCATTCGTCGCCAGCGTCAGGGTCCTGGCCCTTTGCCGCGTCTTCGAACTCAGCATCGAGCTTGGCGTCGAGTTGCTGGAGCGAGGTGATCTGATCCGCGGTGACGCCGTTCGTGGCGAGGAGGGCGGCGATGATGTTCTTCACCGGCTGGTAGAGTGCGATCGCTTCCTTGAGCACAATCGGCACTACCTTCTCCAACGTATCGATCGCCTTGCCCACGGCGCCAGTGGCCCCTGCCCCGTCGATCAGCGGGATCACTTCTTCAATCAACGCCAGTACCGATGCAATCGCCGTTTCCATCACTGACTCCTGAGGTTCGATGCGTTGAGTTGGTTGATTGCGACGACGAGGGTGTTGTAGATCGCGCCGGGGGCAGGGATCGATTGGCTCAGATATGTTTCAAGTTGGTTCCTCGCTGCTCGGCCGGAGCGAACGGCTCGGATAACTGTTCGTCTGGTTTCCTTGGCACATGCTCCTTGATGCGCTCGGCAGTAGAGGAGCCATTGCGTTGCTGTAGCTTCCGCCGCATCAAAAGCATTCGCTGCGACAATGATAGTCTGTGGTTGAACCGTGGCGGTCGATGCATAGGTGTACACGTTCTCGATGGTGTGAAGGGCGGCGCAGCCGGAGAGGGCAAGCGCAGCGGCGAGTAGAGCGATCTTCCTCATGACTCAACCTTTCTTCAGTGCGTCGGCAACGGCCACAGCCTCAGGAGTCGGCGTGATGGCTGCTGCTGCCTCAGGAGCCTTGGGGTCGGCAACGATGTCCTTTAGCTTCTGAGAAGTGGAAGCTTTGTAGACTCCATATGCACCAGTGGCAATTGGTGTGACCATTGCAATGAGCTTAGTGATCCCGGCCACGACCGTATTCAGCTGATCCCAAATCGCATACAAGTCCACACCATGTGATGACATGAACGCAATCGCTGCAACGGCACCGCCAATTGCCGAGCCAGCATGGGCTAGGCCAGTTCGTACTTGAGGATTCATCTCAGGCTCCTTTCAGCCGAAGGTGATGTGGCTCTACCCTCGCCACAGGTGGGGACTTGTCGTACGGGATCAGGAACTGTAGCCGCTCGGCCTTGCGTCGGGAGATGATCTCTGGCGGTTTGTTCCACAGGAGAATGGCATCGGCGGCGCCGGAGATGTCGCCTGCGTTGATCCGGCGGATGCAGGTTGAGGTGGCGAAGTGTGGGCCGACGTTGAAGCAGACGGAATACAATGCGTCTAGCTCGTGATCAGCAAGGTCTCGCTTGAGCGCTCGATCAACCGCCTGCTCAAACTGATGAAGGTCCTTTGCCAGAATCTCCCCAGCTTCATCGGCTGTGATCTCCATCCCCGGCTTGACGGTGGGAGAACCTGCGGCCGTCGTGTGTCCTACCCCAATGGTAAGGATACCTTTCGAGTCGTGGTAGGCCTTGAGCCGCAGGCCCTCCCGTTCGATAAGGACTTTGCGTCCTGTTAGAGTCATTGGCATCACTTCACCTTGAACCTTTCTGCATGGCCAGAAACCAGCCCCCGAACCACCTGCCCCGGACCCTGCGGCCGCTGTTGCCGATTGAACACATCGGCACCGAACCGAAGGACCTTGCCGACCTGCGCCGGGGCCATGCCTGTCGTGATCCCAACGACGTTGATGAAGTCTTGGATAGTTCGCCCAGCGTGCTCTTTGGTAAAGGCCTTCTTTGGGTCCTTGATATCGCGGATGACGTTCATCAGATCGTGGAGCGGGGATGAGACGAGGCCGACGGATTCGCGGCCCGATTGTAGCGAGTACGCGATATCACGAAGATAGATCAACGACGACGCCGCGCTCCCGCCCAAGGCGATCAATGTCTTCGCCCCGAGCCCGTGCTTGTCTTCGGTAAACTGCGACGTGACGAATTCTTCCACGGCGAGGGTAATCCCATAGTAGACCGCGGCGCTCTTCATCACGTCGAGGTACTTACCCGCCGCTGCCTTGATCTCACCCTCTCGGCCCAGGTTCCACGCTCGGTTCAATTCCATATTCATCTGGAACCGACGCTGCATCGTCGCACCCCAGAAGCCGTAGACCGACGTCATCCAGTTGTGGCCGAGGCCTTTCTCAGCAACGAGTTCCGGCTGATTGCTGATCGCCGTCGATCCATGAGCTTGGCGAACGTCGAGATCGGCACGGTCAACTGCTTCAGCGTGGGACATCCCTTCTTTCATCGCCTCTCGATAGCTCGCCAGCCACGTCGGCATTGCCGAGAACTTGTCCGAAAGGGCAACGCCTTTCGATCCCCAATCGATGATCCGTTCCCTCGCCGTCATATCGCCGAACATCTCAGCCTGTTCGCCGGCGAAGGTGTCTTTCCAGTTCCGTTCGCGTCGACGGATTTCGCCGGAGGACTCGGTGATGAAGTCCCTGATCTTAGCCCCGTCGACGCCCCAGGTGTCAACCATCGCCGATACGAACGGCCGAGCGCCGACTTGTTTCACAGAGTAAGCCCACGCCGTGAGCCCGTGCTTCTCGATCGTCTTTGGATTGAAGCCGATGTAGGTGGCGATCGTGTTCTGTCGGAAGTATTCCGAAACCGCCTTCGCCTGTGCAATCGACGCCGCATCGTAGTTGGCATTCCCAGCCAGCCGCTCTACATACGCGTCGAGCATCTTCACATAGTCCTGCCCCCATCGCTTCCCAAGCTGGTCCCGCAGATGCCCGTCCTTGAACATCTTGTCGAAGTCTGTGACGACTTCTCGGAACGCGATATCATGAGCCATCTGCCGCATGCGGGCTTCGATGGATTCAAGCGCGAGATCGACCGGGTAGACCACGTCCGTCCGCGACTTCGTGAACCCGTTCGCCGTTCGCGCGTGGAAGGTATTCGGATCGTCGAACGGTGCTGGGCCCATCTGGTCCTTGGTAATCCCCGCCATCCGCTCGCCATCGGCGTTGTAGTAGAACTCACGCTCTGGGTCTTTGATGATCGGATGGTACCAGCCCTTGTATTGAGACGTCGTCCCATTCCCATGCGTCACCTCAAACGGCTCAAGTGGCACTCGCTCTGGCGGCTTGCCGTACATTCGGGTGTAGACATCTTCGGCTTTGGTGTAGAGGTCCTTGAACAGATCGCCAAGGGCCTGCGCCCGATCGAACATCTCCTTCGGCGCACGGGCCATGATCCAGCTGCGGAGGGCCGATGGGTCATCCCAGCCCCAGCCACGGGCGAGCTTGGTGAAGTTCGACTCGTTCCCCATGTGATGGACGAGGGTCTGAAGGTTCCCTCGGGTGAAGCGCAGCGGCGATCCGTCTGGGTTCGTCTTCGCATCGATCGTCTTCGGGTCGATGAACGGCGACTCCATTAGCCGATCCTTGTTCGTAACCTCGCCCAGCTTGCCGTAGGCCCGGCTGAAGTCACGGACCAGATCGGCTTCGAGGTTCGCTGCTCGGGCTGCACGATAGAGAGCGAACTTGTGCCACATGGAATCGCGGTTCAAGTGCCCGAACTCGTCGAACAAAGTCTCCGGCGACACCATCGCACGATAGGCCCAACGTGGGAGCGCGGTGATGCTTCGCCCGACCCCAGCTTGGTCATCGGCCTTGCGGATTGGGTACTTCTCTAGATTGGCAACGAGTTCATCGCGAATTGCATCGAACTGCATCTTCTTCGATCTCGTATCGGCTTGGAACTCCTCTCGCCCACGTTCGAGCAGGGCCTGCGTCGCGTCGTTGAACTCTCGCCATTCGCCGACGGACATCTGGTTGACCGGCTTCTTCCAGCCGGGGTCCATCATGTAGTCTGGAATCGGCAGGTCCACCGAGCCGTAGGTGTTGTTGTACTCCCAACGAACGAAGTCTCCGAAGGAATCGTACCCATGCCGTTGCATGTTCTCGGTGATCTCGTTTGGTAGCCGACCCACTGCGTGGCCGGTCTGTGCCAACAGCCATTGGATCGCGTCGGTAAACTGTGGCAGAACCCCATTCACCTCCGACTTCGAGAACCGTTTCGCGAACTTATCAAACTTCCCCTGTTCCTTTTCCAGTTCCTGTGCCAGCTTCGCGTATCTCACCGCAAGATACTGCTGCTGCTTGAACCGAAACGCATCGGCAAAGTCCCCTTTCAAAAGGGCCGTCTCCGCTCCCCTGCCCGCCTTGCCCGCCGCTGCGAGGAACTTGTCGCTCGAAACCGAGTCCACCGACTGCTCAGCAAATCGATCAGCGGTCCATTTCGCCAGCTGTTCCTTCGTGATCGAGAACTGCGCACCAGCTTTGATACCAAGCGCAAGCGTTTCTTCGTGAAGCATGTCGATCTGGGTAGCCGAAAGCGCGCGCTCTTGAGCTTCTCGAAGAATGTTCTGGCCCAGATCACCGTACTTCTCCTCCATCCGGCGAGCGGTTTCGGCGTCGACCATCTTACGGAAGAACTCATCTGGCCTCCCGCCCATCGACAGCCGATCGGTGTGGAGCTTCGCTAGATCGTAGATCATCTCGGCGCCGGTGTCGTAACCGAGCAACCGGGCTGCATCGTCGGGGTTCATCCCCTTCGCCCGAACGTACGACTTCGGTAACGCTTGCTTCTCTTCGTCAGTGAGGAACTCGACCCCAAGCCTAGGCTGCTCCTGAAGCTCCTCGCCATAGAGCTTGCTATCGCGAAAGAATCGATCGGCGGCGATGTCGGGTCGTTGATTAAACTCCTCAACAACATCCTTACGAATCGCCGCGGAGTTCGCTCGCCATTCGTCCGTCTGCCGTTTACGCTCATCGCGGAGGGCCCTTCGAGTAGCCCAGTCGAGGTCTTCGGCGCGTTGCTTTTCGATCAGGCGAAGGTAGCGACCGTATTGGTCGACGGTCATCCCGATCGCATTGGCCTTTTCAAAGGCTTCGCGTTCGTCGAGGGAGGAGAGGTCGAATTCGAGTTGCTTTGGTTTGCGATACCTTCCCTTCGGCTTCGTCGCCTCAGCCTCTTGCGCTTTGAAGGCTTCGGTCGGGATGTCGTTGACGTGGGTGATCTGGGCTAGGGAGTCGTCGAAGAGGACGAAGTTGTGGGTTTGCTTTGCTAGTCCAGCTTCAAGTTCAGCAATTTCTTTCTCGTACGCCTGAATCATATCAGCTTCGGCTGCTCGTTCCTTCGGCGATAACCGTGCAATTTCACTCTTAAGCTGATCAATCTCCTGTTGCGTCTTGACTGGATCAATCGCACCTCGTGACCCCTGATCCAGATACTTGATCCCAGGGATGCCGGCTTCCTTCAGGGCCGCCGATAGTTCAGCCGGGTTATTGAACATCACACCATGCTGGCCGCCACCCATAGCATCGAGCCATTCACCGGTGGTCATATCTGTGGTGTTGATAGTGTCCCTGACTCTAGTCTCTTCGGGAATATGCTTCTCAACCAACGCTATCAGTTTGGCTTTAATCTCTGGAGTCTGTTCCTTGAGAGGCTTGTCAAAATCCAGAAAATGCTCCTTATCCGCGTTGATGCGGACGCGATAGAGCTTACCACTCGGGAACCTTTCCTCGGCGTCTCGTTGTACCCCTTCGAGATAATGGCTCGCCATTCGAAGGTTTTGACGTGCAAGGTATTCAGCTTCTCTATTGCCCTCTCCAGCTTCTGCTGGCTGTGCCTGTTTAGTGAACTCTTCCTCAGCCTGAGCATACTGCTTCTCAGCCTCAGCGATCCTAGGTCCTAGCTCAGGATCGGCGCGAGCCTCCTTAGAGAACGTGCCTCCTGATAGCCTCTTCTGGTAATCACCTGCTACCCCACGGCTCTCCGCAAAGTACAACCCATGCCCATAGCTCTGCGCTCCTTCCCCCGTCCCTACCTTCCCCATATCGAACGCCGAGAACTCATGCGGCGATCCGTGGAACACGTCGATAATCGGCCGCAGTCCAGCATTCCCACGGACGGTGTCGATCGGACCGACAGGCTTATCAACATCAACCCCTGTCTCAACCCCTCCCTTCACCTCTTCATCCGCTGCCTTCGCCTCTTCAACCGTCAGGCCCTGCTCTCGCAGCCGAAGATCGCCTTCGGTCTCTTTCACCACCTTCGGATCAACGCGAGCGAGGAAGTCGGCAAGCAGGACCTCGAC